GTACTTAATCTTGTCGTTTGGTTTTAGCAGATAACTTGAGCCTATTATCATCTTTTGGTCGTTTAGACTTACCATTTTAACTCCACTTTTGCCTGATGTTTCCCAACGTACATTTATATCTTCTTTGAATGTGCTTGGGGTTGGGGTTGGGGTTGGTTCTTTTGGTTTTGAGCAGCCTAACAAGACTACTGCAAAAAGTATGCTTAGTTTATTCATTTTGTTTGAATCATTTAAAATACCTTATAGGGTACAATTATAGTTAATATGCGCTTTATAATACCACTTAGGGTATAAAATATTAAGACCCGCATTGAGAAAATATCTCACAACTATCTCCACCAAGTAAATCAAGTTGATAAGTGTATTCGTCTGCATCGTTTTTAATTTTACCATTCCAATCATTGGCTTCTTTAAGTATCTGCTTCGCATTTCTATTATTTCTAAAAAATACTTTTGAATGCCCTAATGGGTCAATCGGATATTTATGTTCCATTTCGTTCATAAAATCAAATGCAGAAGGGTTTTCCTTTGCAATCTGAAATAGTTTTCTATCCGCTTTCTTCCAACAAGTCTTACAATTTCCTTGATAACCTTTAAGTTCTAATCTAAAAGGCATTGAACGCCAAAAGATATTAACCATAGGTTTGTTTGAAGGTATCATTCTACTATTGATAAGCGGATAAATAAATCCCATTTCTTTGGCTTTCGGACTTATTCTATCTGCTTCATCTTTTCTTATGCCTATTGCAGTATCATAGGCTTCGCCATTAAACCAAACTTTAGCAAATGATTGAATAGGTGCTTGTTTTAGTTCTCTTGTGCAATGAGGAGTAGCTTGGTTTGGTATGCCATATTTTTTTATAATAGCCTCAAATGGTTCTCCTTTGCGTTTAGCGTGTTCAAAGTCGGTTAAAGTATAACCTGTTCCTTTTCTTTCTCCTTGCCAAACCAAAGCCTCTACCCAATGTAATTTCAATCTAAAATGATTATCGCACCTTTCTACAAATTCAAGTGTCTGTTCGTTCTCAAGCCCTGTATTAGCAAATACAAAAACAATATTCTCATAGCCAAATTCTCTATAATGATTCTTTAGCCATTGAGCCATAAATGCTGATGTTTCGCCACCCGAAAAAGATACTAATAAATTTTTGTTCATTATGCTTTAGCCGCTTTAATCAATACCTCCTCCAGAATCTTCTTGACTGATTTATCTTGCTCAATAGCTTTTAGTTGGTAAAACTTGACTACTTCAGTTGGTAGGTCGAGTACTTTTCTTTTTCTTTCTTTTGACATAGTTAAATAATTCTAATATTATCATACTTCATAATTACTTTACTTGCCTCATTGTTAGACATAGTTGCCTTGTAAATGATTTTACCACTTGAGTTTAATAAAGTTAAATTGTAATAACCTTCTGTTAACTTTGATAATGTGCCTGATGCGAATGATATCTTGTTCATATTGTTGTTAATTATGGGACAAAAATAATATTGTTTATCAATAATGCAAGCACTTTTTTTATTTTTTATGATTTGGTAGTTGACAGAAGATTCCGCACTCCCAACTTTTTATTTTTCTGCTCTTTTCTTTTGGGTTTAATTCATCTAAAAACATTCGAACACCTTTAACTCTTACCAATTTTGCTCCGATTCTCCTACTTTGCTCGGCTCGCTCATTAAAAACATCTGGAAACTCTTTGCGAACTAAGTTCCAATAACTTGCACTATTAGCCTTAACACATCCGATACAATTGGCATTTGGAAATCCCTTGGCATAAATCTCTGGCAATTTTATGCCAGCATTATAAATTATCTCAAAGCACATATCTTTAGTTAATTTTAAATCAATCAAGATAGGTAGCACATTCTTTCGCTCAAAGGTTGTAAATCTTTTATGCCTATCCTCCTCCTCATAGGTAAAACCCAAAACGTGAAAGTCAATGTGATTTTTTAACTCAAATTGATATCTCGCCTCCTTTTTTAGGAGTGATGTACAAGGTGCGCCTTTTATACCTCCCATCCAATTTTGTTTATCAAACACATCTACTACGCTTGTAGTACCTATTTTCTCGTTTATGGCTTGAATTATTGGCAATCCAAACCACTTTTCACAATCTTTGAGAAACCTTTGATTGTCTTCGTGTTCCTCTTTTACGGGATTATTGACTATCAATATGGTATTTTTATCGCCATACATCTCAATAGTTTTCTTGGCTGCAACTGCTGATGCTGCACCACAACTAAACCAAACTGCTATTACTTTATTTTCCATTTTTTTTAAAATTTATCTATCCCCTCCAACTCCTTAACCCTCTTTTCTGCTGATTCTAAACGATTTGCGAGTTCTAAAATATTTTTGTTTAACTCCAGATTTCTTGCCTTAGTTGCCATTTCTGATAGATATAGTTGCCCGATGTGCTGATGAACGGACACTAAATCGGTAAGAATCTTCTCGGCTTTTTCTTTTCTTTCTCCTGTAGCTTGTTCTGCGCTATTGTGTAGAGTAGTGATGACATTGCCTAACTTACCTACTATATGTAAGGTCTTAGCTTCTTTTTGTTCGTCAAAAGTCATTTGTGCCTTGAGAAGGTATAGCTGCTCAAAGGTTTCTTCGTATGCTTGTTTGTAATCCATTAAAAAGGTGTTTTAGTTGTTAGATTCTTAAAAGGAGTTTCAATGCAGATTCGTTCTCCTTGATTCTCGTAGTAGCAATTTGCCCAAACGTCAAATTCAAGTTTACAATTCCCTTTTTCTCCCACTACTTTGGGTTTAACTTTGCTTACAATTACTTGAGCGGTGTTGGTTTGCCTATAACCTTCTGCGTGTTCTTCGTAATCTCTATGAATACCGATTAAGTTCATAGCCTTAGAATAAATCGCACTACCGCCTTTAATATCAAACGGAGTAGGGGCTTTGGGAAACTTCTCGCCCTTTTCAATTATAGGACTTTTTGCGTGCCAAACTCCAAAGATGTGAATCTGCTCTTTTCGGGCTAATCTGTTTAAAGTCGGGATAGCCGCTTCGATGTAAAGGTCTTCTCTGCTATCAAATCTATGGCTTAAATCGTTCCAATTATCAAAACAAGAGGCAAATATTCCATAATCTTTTATTCCTTCTTTAGTAAGTTCTACAAATTCTTCGATATTTGGCGCTTTTTCTTCTACGTCAATCACTTTAAAGTAATCTTTGATAAAAGGTATCACATTGTATAGTTCGCTTTCTGTAATCGAATAATTTTGACTTTGTCTAAAAGTCTTGCCTGTTATGCAATGGATTAATTCTGCGTAAATCTCGGCTGCCGTTCCCGTTTCTGGAGTCATAATCATTGATTTTTTGCCTTGACTTGCTAAACTTATCAAAACTTGGATGAGAAATTGACTTTTACCACTTGTTGGATAGCCGTAAATTATTGTAGTAGTTCCCTCTTTTACCGAATATAATCTATCTAACGAAGGAAAACCAACTAAGTAACCTCTTTTTTGTCCGTGCTTCTGCAAGTGGAAGAGTTGTTCCTGCACTTGGTCTATTGTTACGATTTTTGCCATTACCAGATAATTGGTTTATCAACTTTAACTTCTTGAACTTTGTTTTCTGGCTTAAACCAAACTGATTGCATTTTCTGTTTCCAATTCAAAACTTTCTTTCCAGAGGCATCGTGCCAATTTGCTTCGTTGTAATAATTAAATGCTCTTATAGCTACTTCTTTTTTATACCCATTTAATATAAAATAATCTATAACTTCATTTTCATTTACAAGTTCCATAGGAATTGCATCGTTTTTCTTTGCTTTTCCTTTAGAATTCTTATGCAATTGCATTGGAATTGTATCACTTTTTAATGGAATTGCATTTTTTCGCTCTTCCCATACTTTTTTAACTGCTAAGGATAAATTATTACTTTTTGCGTTTCTTGCACCCATAACTTCCATTAGTCTAATGTTGTAAAAACCTGATTCGGTTTCTTCAAATTTAACCCTCACTACTTCGTGATTGCCGACTAAAGAATTAAAAGAAATCTTATCAATTATTCCTCCGTGCTGATGTTGTGAACAAAGTAATCGTATGTAAATTCCTACTTGTTCATTAGTCATAAACATAGTTCCTGTTAGGAAGTCTGATGTATAAAATAAAAATGCTGGGTCTTTTGCCATAATCACGTTTTTAAATTTGCACGTTAATAAAAAAATGGGAAAGGAAACGTGCGACCCTTTTACGCTTATGCCTAAGCAACCCGATTACAAAAATAATACTATACTTCTATACTTTACAAGATAACTTTATTAACACTATTCACAATTTATGCAAGTAACAAATTGTTACCCGCAATTAATGTCATATCGTAAATATTTAGTTAATTGTTAACCTCATAACCTAATTCGTTTTTAATTCTTGATTGATTGGAATGTCGCTTTTCGTAACTTTTACCCCTTAGTTCAGAGTTCTCCTCTTGCAATCTTGCTCTGGTTCTGCGTATAGACTCAGCATTAGTTATCAAACCATTAGCATAATTTTGCAAAAACTCATATTTAGTTGAAATCATTGGCGTTTCATCAAACCAAATATTGGCTATTAACTTTTCATCCGAATCTCTTAAATGAGGATGCTTTTCTAATAAAAATTTAATCTTTTCTTTTAGTTTACCATTTACTTGTATCATATTGTATAAATTTTAAGTTGGT